CACATTTGCCGACTTTCAGTGAAATTGGCATACAGAACTTGAACGGATTCATGAACATTCTTGAGAATGTGCCATCATCTGTGCTCGTTTGTGAATTCAGATCTGCCACTTCCACTTTGTTTTGCACAACCAGACTCTCTACACTGTAGTCCTGATCACTTATGGTTTCAAGCAGTTCATCAACTACCCCATTTTCAACTTCAACATTCAGCGATCTTGACCCTATTTCAATCAGTCGAACTGCTCCCACAAATGATTGTTTTTCCAAACAGTTCGGGTTCTTTTTGTAATGTGCTGAACACTCCTTCATCTGTGCCATTGTACCAGCAACACACAACTCAAAGGTTGTAACATACTTTGGCCAACCACCCATTTCACAAGGTAATCTCCCTATGTCGAGGCCTATTGTTTCCAAGTCATTCAATTTTCCAAATCCAAATTGGTATGTCCTATAATAGAGATTCTTTAGCTCAGCCCTGATCAAGCATACCAGGTACTCAGGACATCCATCCTTGAGTAAATTGCCTAATGTAGCCACTGATGACAGACAATCTTTCACAAAATCCATTCCCTGTATGTTGTTGAAGCATGTTACTGCATTCTTAATCCAAATACTTGCAACAGATCCATTCAACACATACTTCTGGACAATCTCTCCGATTGTTTTTGATATGTAGCTCTTTTTTCTATTCTGGATTAGTTTGAAATACCTCTTTCCCTTGTCCATGAATGCCATGAAGTCAATTGCTACCCTCTCAGAGCTTGACACAACAATTGAATAGGAATCATCTGAATTGATTGCATGCTTTGCATCAAAGAAGAAACCTTTCACCTCTTTACCATGATGACCCTTATACCACTCTTCATAGTTTTCTTTGAAAACTTTTGTCAGCCAGTTAGCACAAATTATATGTGCATGAGTGGACATGAGATTCAACATTCCTTGCACCCAGCCAGCAACTCCTTTCAATGTTCTCTCATCTATTATGTATTCTGGGTAATCTTGCATCATCTTTTCAGTGATTCTTGGGAAGTGCATCCTTCTGAGCTTTAAATTTTCTATTATTTCGATCAGCAATGGCTTTAGACTCGGTATAATGTTGTCACACTCAGCCACCATAACCTTAAATTTGTCACAGTTGTCCTTTTCAGAGAATTTCTCTTGATCCATGACTATATGGTAACATGCTGCACCATTGTTGTCTGCCATTACGATGCATTCTTGAGACATCTTGGCAACAGCTGCATTTTTGTTCACTCTTTTCCTCAAAAGGTTGCTCTCCTGCTTTTCATCTAATCTTTGGAATATCTTTTCAAGCAAGTAGAGCCTTTGTTTAGTGATGAAATCGGGACTACCAATTCCTCTGACCATCCTCTCATGTTTTTTGCTCATATTGAAGTTTGGTATGTGATCT